TGAGGGGCCATGTTTTTTCGGAAAACTTAGTAGTTCGGAATGCCTCTGATAACCATTTGCTTCCAAGGGGCAGTACAAACCAAATCACCAAAAAGACAATGATCTAAAATGTAGCTGTACCCTGTGGTCTCACGCACTTCGTAATACTCTTTGCCGTCCGGCGCTTTACGACGCTTGAACAAACCGTTCGAGTAAAACTTAACGCTCGACCAATCAAGAAGATAAATGAGGTCGTCATCCATTTCCTGGATTGCAACAATTTTCAAAGTTTGACCTGACACGGAACCTATTTCTACTGTGTCCCAACCGTACACGTTTACTTTACGTGAGTTAGGAACAACATTGAATGGGCCCTTTTGTGTTTCGATCAACTTCAAAATGCTTCCGAAGTGCTTAAAGCTCAAAAGAACTTCAGGCGCTTTTCCACCTTTTGCAAGCTGCATACGTTTTGTGTATGCGTCGAAAATTTTCGAAAGGATATTTGAGGCACTAATGCCTGTCCCGTCGAATTGTGGACACATTAAGAAATCATGATCAACTTTGTTCTGACCAAACAATGTTGCAGAACCGCCGTTAGCGGGTGACAACAATTGGCTAGACAAAGCGGTCATGCCCGCACTCTGAGCGCCGGGGTGATAGACCTTAACTTCTTGGGCCAATGTATAGGCCGAAATATCAAGGGCCGCACCGCCGCGTGTTGCGGAAACCGTGATCGACTCGTCATACACAGACACGTTTGTTACATATGCTGTAACAGGCGCCGAGTTGTTATCGTCGATAACGATTTTTTGGTCTTTTGTGAAGCGGTCAATACGGTTGACTGGCAAAACGCCCAGAGCCGTACCGTCGCCTGTACCCTTCGCAAAATGTGGTCCACCCAACAAGTGAGTAGAAACAACCATTTTGAAGTACATCATCATGGCGTCAATCTGATCGGGCAGAATCTTCAAAAATGTAGATTCTGGAATCCGACCATCATGTTCCATAAGGTCCCGGTGGTTAAACAATAATGTTCCCCACACCTCTGGTTGAGTTGTGATTGAACCGCGAATGTATTTGTATTTCGAAATATCATTCTGTGCGGCCAAGCTGCCAAACTCAACTGAGCTTGCGTGTTGTCCTTGGAATGGGACGATTAAATCCCCACCCTTCCAATCCTCAATTTGGTCACACTGTTGCATCAAATAGTCCCGCTTGATGAATTCCTGCTTTAACAGGTCGAGCGGAAGATACTGATTCAACATGGACTGAAAATCTCTCGTAGTAGCCATGTTATCCCCCTAATAAGATGCTTAAGTTCCTAGCTCTCTGGCCATTTGCCTTAAGTCATCAATTGATTTTGGCGACTTCTTAATGGGCGAAGTGCCTCGGCCCTGTACAGCAGGAATTACGGGTTTTGGATTCGCTTGCGGCGAATTGCCCTGAGCTAGGTTCGCTTGCGGCGGGGGCGCTTGCGACGCCACAACACCTTGCCCAACGAGCTTCCCATACTTGGTCATGACAATTTGAGCGGCTTGTTCAGCCGATAAATCTTGTCCCTGCGTAAACCAAGCTTTTTGCGCTTCCTCGATAATTAAATCGCGAAACGCGCCAATGGTTCCCATCCGTGAATCCCACTCGCTTGCGGCTTGTGAGACTTCCGGTCGTGACAATACCATTTCAAGCTGCATAGTCCGAGCTTGGACCGCCTGAGTTTGGTATTGTTCCTGTAGGGATGTTTTTTCCATTTCTAAATCATAAAGACGCTGCCGTTCTTGAGCTTGCGCCTGCAAAGCTTTCTTTTGCTCAGGCGGAAGATTTTCTTGGTCAAGCTTGTCAGCTACCCACTTGAAAATCTTTTGCTCGTCTAAACCAATTGACGTAAAGAAATTGTCTAAATCGCCTTTGTTCAAGAACGACGTGACTTTTCTAACGTCAGCATCTAGTTCCATGTACTCATTATAAACTTTGCTAAATTCACCTTGAGTACCTTCAAATCTCTCTTTCAAATCGTTGAACGCCTCGGCGCGTGTAAAAAGGTCTTTTACCTTTTTCTCACTGTCAGCGTCTTTAATAAGCGGACGCCAAAATTCTTCAAGCTCCGCTTCTTTGCCAAATGCCTTGAACTTAAAGTTTGGGGTGTACGCATTTTGTGGTGGGGTTGTCCCATCGGCCACGGGCGTTGGTGTAAATGTAGCGGTGTCTGTTTTAGGCGCTTGTGTCGACGTTGCCGTCGATGCCGCTTGTGTAGTTTCTGGCGCCGTACTTGTTTGACTTTGGCTTGCGGCCTCAGTGCCCGTAGTACCTACGTTTTCGGAACCTGTACTCTCTGTCATTGTAACATCCCCCCTTGGGCGTCTTGTTGCGGACCCATCGCATCTTGCGGTTGACCTGCGTTTTGTTTGTTCATAAGCATCCGTGCAATGTCAGACTGCACTTGAGTCGATTGTGTTGCAAGTTGTTCTTGTGAAGAACCTTGCTCGGAAAGGCGCTTAATAAGCCAGTCCAAGGCTTCCGCAGGAACCGTCGCCCGTATTGAGCGGTTCGGTTGGTTGGGGTCGGGAATGTAATAGTCGCATTTAATAGAAGCTCCGCTTGCGGGAATGAACTCATTCTGCGCCTGCTTAATAGCTTCCGCCTTATCAGCCTCAATTTGCTCGTACACCTTAATAGTTTGGTCATACCTTGCCTGAATTTCAGGCGCTAACATTCGGTAGTCAGATTGCTTTTGTCTTGACGACAAACGCTTCAAAATATATGCGCCCTCGTCGTTCTTAGAAATAAATGGTTCCTGACCACGGTCTAACGCCAAAATAATGTTCGTTGCGGCGTCAGCGTCCAAGGTTAAGTCATCAAACGCAGCTTCTTTATTGGCAAAAGGCAATTGCTTAATAATTTGACCTATCGAATCCGGCGGCAAGTTTGTTCCCACATATTGAAGAACGTGATTCATGGCCAAGTGTCGGCCCATCATTGTTGTCACGTCCTCACTCATTGGTTCGATCTTTACTTGATAACTAAGCGGCTCGGCAGACTTAAATTCCGCGATATTTATGTACTCTGAACGACCAATGGCCGGAATCAACATTTCCTCGTCAAAGTATTCTTTCGCTAACTGCAAATATGTTTTACAAAGCTGAACTAAGAAGTCCTCAAACTTATCGGCGTACAACGAAAACTTTTTCTTTTCGCGCATCGACCGATATAGGTTCGCAAAAGCGTCGCCGCCTTCTTTTTCCTCAGAATCTTCCGCCACGTTGGCGACTTGATACATTTCAGAAATTTGTGAATTAACATAGTCAAGAAACTGCGCACCTGCGCGGCCTTCCAAAATTGTTGGCGCTTGTCCGCTAACAAATAGCGAACGTATGCCGGGAAGGTTCGGTCCTGACGTAATTTTCGCACCATTTTGCAAAATCACTTTGTCGTCGCCCAAGGTAACTTGGTGTTCGGCAATTTTAGACCCCGCTCTATTGATTTCGTATTGGTACGGGCGCAATTGCTTAATAATTGAACGATGCCTTGGTGTCGTTTGTATCTCGTCAAATCCTTCATAAACTATAGGGAACACTCCAAACGGCAAAGGCCCGCTTGCAAGTTCCACGTCGCCTGTTTGAATTACAAACCAACCTTCGGGATAGTCATAGCACGGGCGGAAGTACCATTCCTTAACGAGCGCCTGTTTATCAGATTTTGTGTAGTTTGACTTAGCCCCGTCGAACACAAAAAACGTGTCGTCTTGCGTGGCTTGGATTTTTTTCTTCTTTTCCTCGTCGTCGCCAATCAAGGCTTTCAAATCACCAATGTTGACCATTTTTCTTGAGCATAACCACTTCGCCTCGGACATTGTTTTAGCTTCGGCGGGACGCACAAGATTGAATCCATGAATTCGTTCAAAAACTAAGTCGCCAGTAAATACAGCTTTACCGCTTGATACAAGCTGCCCGTTTTCATCGACTTGAGGCTGCCCATCGTCACCAACGGCTTGTTCAAAACCGCGAAAGCGGCCCGCCATTGGGTCCCAATAAACCTTGGCTATGCATTCGCCAATTTCAATAAAGTCCTTGCACCATGAATGCGTTTTCATGCGCAAGCCCTGGGAAGCTTTCGCGTACTCCCAAACGGCTTTATTCAACTCGGCGGATTTTTGATCTTGAAGTTCTTTGGGGTTGTTCGGAATAGGTGTCACGCCGGGCGCTTGAGACAAAATGTTGTTCTCATACGTGCGCGTGATCTTATGTATATGGTTCTTAGTTAAGCGAAGTTTTTGGTCGTTGTAAAGTTCTTTCGACTCGCGAATCCGATTCCACCACTTCGAATTTTTCTTCGAATAGTGATCACCACTCGCAAGCAACACGTTACTTCTTTGTTCACTATACAGGTCAGAATCAGCCGATTCGCCCTCAGAGAACATCCTATTTAATTCATCAATGCTCGGCGACTTCGGTTGGTTTTCCACGATCTTCTAACTCCCTTTCGAGTACGAGCCGTTCGTACAAACTGGGGTCCTCAATCTGCAATAGATCAAGACGGTCCTCGGCTTCAACAAGGTTTTCGGCCTCGTTCACTTCAATTTGGGCGTTTTCTAGCTCGTGTTCTGTCACGACGGGGGTTTCACTTCCCTTCGCTTTACGTTTGGTCGTATCACCGTCTCCAAACTTCACTTCCATATCACCGATCTTCAACTCGGTAACATGAGCCGCTTTACAAGCCTTTATCACGCGAATAAATTCGTCCGCGCTAAAACTCACTATTTGATGCTCCACTCAATTCGTTCCAAAAGTCAAATTCTTCCGCTATCTCGTCGGCAGGTTTCTTCCCGCCCATAAACCAATCGCGCCTTTTCTGGGCCTCGGTCAATTCAACCTTGGGCTTTCTTTCGGTTGCAAGCTCTCCCTCGACGTTTGTCTCAAATTCTTCGGGGAATCGCCAACTGACCGCCATTACTGCGTACCTTAAAGCATCCACCAAGTCATCTTGTGTTGACAATGATTTCTTGTCAGCATCAATGCCCAAGGTCGAGATTTCGTAAACAAGTTTATCAAGCTCCGGGTCCCCGCGCTGAACTTTAAGCATTCCACGTTTGAACAAAGTGTTTAGAAGTACGAACCCAGCGTCGCGACCCTTTTCAGCCGGGATAAAACTTTCCCCCTGCCTAGACGCAATCGTGAAAAAATCTTTCGATGCCCAATCATATACTTGTTGAGTCATGTTCAATCCGGACTTTAATTTTCGGTATTCATCTAAAATGTCCGACGCCGCAGTCGGTACACCGTCCATTCTTCGCGCCCGAACAACCCGCCCTTGCGAATACTCAGAATCCACGGCCAAAATAACCATTGCCGCCGGATGCCCTGACTGCCCACCACTTCCGGGGTCCACGGCCCCATAGTAGGCCCATGACTTCGGTATTGGATGCGATTCACTTCGGTTTCTGTCGTGATCAAAGCTTTCAAGCCGCAACCCGCTTGACCGAACAAACCTGCCCATAACACGACGCTGAACTTCCGCCTCAGTCGGGCAATTATCAATCGCCGCTTTGATTTTTGCTTTGGACCAACCGCTCGGCGTACCGTCCTCGTAAAACTGCGAATCGTAAAGCGACGCCTGAATCTTCAAAGCATCCCTGTGGCGTTCATCTTCCTTGGTTGGCGGTTCCATTGTCATGAGCCAATGGTGTTGGCCTAACGTACTGGTAAAAACCATTAACAGGTGTCCCTCAGTCGCATTTCTTCGCGCAGATAATTCGGGAAGTAAATCCGACGGCATTTCCTCGTCGGCTGTAATATGATACAAGCTTGACGCCTGTAAATCGCGGGCTTTCATCGAGTACGACTTAAACTCAAGCTTCACGCCAGTATTAAACCGAATACACTTAATGTAACCCTTGTCGTATTCCTCGTCCCACCCAAACTGTGGATGCTTCTTAAATTCACCTTGCGGCAAAAGCGGAAGCCATTGAGCTTCAAACTGCGTTTGAGCCAAAGGCATCGTCGGATAAAAATACCAAAATAAATTCGGCGCCGCACCCTTTCGAAGATTCGGCCAATACTTCGGCCATAGCGTCGGGTCAGTACAAAGTCTTATGTTTTTGCGTATGGCGACTGTCGATTTCCCAACTTGGTTCGCTGAACACACAAATATCTCACGGTTGTTGGAATCCCAAACTTTTTTTTGCCACGGATAAAACTTAAACGCGAACAAATGGGGAAGCCCGTCGTGATACTTTTGCAGTTCCTCAAGTTCCTTGAGTTCCAAAATCTTCTTTTGAAGATCGGCCTGCGACAAATTACTCATCTTTAGGTGTTACATCCTTGGAAGGTAGTAGTTTAGCCCTTATTTCGCGCAGTTTTTCTTCGATTTCATAGGGGTCAACGGAACCTTGATTCATCTTGCCCCCGTCCACTTCTATGTTCATATTCTTCGTTTCAAGTCGCTGAACCATAGGACCTAAGTGCCTATCTGCGAAGTATTGAAACGCTTTCAGGATAATTGGGGCCGATTTTTCCGTGATCGGCATATTTAAGATACCGTCCCTGACCTTTTCGAACGAAAACCTAAAGGCTTCCTCAATAAGTGAATCGGTATCAATGGGCGGAACAATAAGCCACGCAACCCGAGCCGGATTCTTGGTCAACTCATTATAGAAATACTGATTCGAGCAAATACCGCCGTAAATATCTACCATTTTGAGACGCATGGTCCCCAGTTTTTCAACTTCGTAGAACTTATTCCACAATTGTTTCTTTAGGGCGTAGTCCATTGGTGTCACACGGAATATCTTCCCCAGTTCCGCCTCAGACATAAGCTGCAATTCCGGCGGTATAGTGGAAATGGACTGCATAAGGCTCGAATCTTCCTTAAAACAACTTAATAGTTGATCACGACGGCTTGTGTTTTCCTCGTCTAGGACTAGTTCACCCACAATATATGTACCCCTAAATTAAATTTATACATTTTACTTGGCATATTGCAATCCGACTGGACTTTAGATAAGAAGTCAATGACTAAAGGTAAACAATTAAACAAAGGACATAATATGAACGACAAAGTTCAACACGTCATATCTGACTATAAACAAAAGCTCGGCTCAATTCGAGACCTCTGTGAAAAACACGGAATCTCTCAAGCCAACTTCTACCGACTTCGCCCAAGAAATGCAAAGTTTAGAAAGCCCGCCACAAAGCGTAAATATAAAAAAACTCCAACTGTCTTAGACATTCCACTTCAAGCAAAAACGGAATTCGTAATTATCTGCCGCGCTGAAGATGCCGCCAAAGTCATGGGGTCTTTATGAAGATCGCCCGCGTATTTCAAGAATCAGATATGCGACAAGGTTTTCAAGGACTACACCGACAACTTCGCAAAGTTTCCGTGGACCCGAGTAACCTTGACCCAGACCACTATTATATTTTTATGAACCGAGCTTGCACAAAATTCAAACTGATTTCTGGCCCGTACCTAGTTTACTTTAACAATGGAAGCCGACGCATCCCGCTTGATGCGATTCAATACTTGCCAAAGAACTTCGGCGGAACTGAAACTCAAATGAATGAAGCAATCAGAAAATCCCTCATTAAAAGACTTAAATAGTGACGTTTGGATATGCGCCGACTGTAGCCTTGAGCGGGGCTATAGGTGGCCTGACAATGGTGGGGTTATTGAAAAGATTGCTTGTTGCGACTTATGCTCAAAGCGCGGGGTCGTATTCAAGCGCGACGACTTAGTTCCAGCATGGAAGAACTTAGGGGAAAATAAATGATGACTTTAATTGTTTGGCTTTGTTCCCTCGCCATATGCGTGGGGTTCTGGGTACTTGTTATTGGGTGGGTTTGGTGAAGGACGGTGAGTGATGAGTGAACGAGACACATGTGGGAAATGTAAAAAACCTGTAGGTCCATACGAGGCAAGGCCTTTAGATGTTGAGGGCTTTGCAAACCACAAGCAGGTTACCTGTGACCACTGCGGAAATACAATGTCAACGACTGAAATTTTAGACGAAAACTTGATTGAGTCCATAGACAATCTTGCTAAAAAATTAGAGGCCAGTGAGTGATGAGTGAATCAAAATTACAACTAACAGTAGTTACAATTCTAACCCTTGCAACATTATATTGGGTAACGATTTGGTCGGGGCCGAACACACTACTCTATGACTTGGTGATGAAGCCATGACCAACGAAAATGAAAGTAAGGCGAGGGAGTTTACTCTGAAAAGATGGCACGTTTTAATTAAAGACCTTAGATATAGCGCATCGAACGATGTGCATTGCCCATCTCGTGAAATTGTTTTTGCGGATGTCTACGACGCGCTTCAGAAAGAGAACGAGGAGTTGAAGGCTAATTGTGACGCGCTGTTTGATAAAATTAAAAAACACTACTACTGCTACGGTTACGAGAAACAAAACTATCTAAAGGAAATGCTGGAAGAGCATTTTAAGTGCAAGTTTCCTGTTGGGGGAATAGACAATGAGTGAACAAAAACCCATAGACATAGAAGAGCAATATGAGCGCGGATATTTTTACGACGTTTACACTGAGGCGTTGAGGCTCAAGAAAGAGCGCGACATGATGTACGACTTGCTAACTGGCGATAACCAAAAGCTGGCAAAAGAAAACGCCGCACTCCGTGAGTCATTGAAAGAGTCAATTGAGGCTTTAAGTCATATCAGATCTATCTTTAACAACGACGAGGATGATTATGCTACGAGAATGGACGACCACGCAGAGCAATCCCTCGCCAAAATTACCGCCAATCATGGGGAGTTGAAATGAAATCCTACGAGCGCGACGCCCAAAGAGCCGCTTATAAATTATATGACTACGGTAGACCGCACGAAAGGGCTGCATTTTTTGGCGGCGCAGACTGGTGTCGGGCTTACATGGAAGATGAAATCAAAGACCGAGACAAAACCATTGCGGAGTTGGCTGGGGCGCTGGAGTTCCTTCATAAGAATGTCGGCTCAAAGGCTTACAGTGATACAGACTTATGGGGTGACGTAATGGAGCGAGTTTACAGAACTACAAGAGACGCCCTCACCACTCACGCCGAGGCTATAAAACGGGCGAGGGGAATATGAAAATTCTTGTCGCCTGTGAGTTTTCCGGAACCGTGCGGGATGCGTTTAAGGCCAAGGGCCACGACGCTTGGTCTTGTGACTTGCTACCCACGGAAAAGAAGGGCCAACATATCCAAGGCGACGTTCTGAGCATAATAAATGAAGGGTGGGATATGATGATCGCGCACCCACCATGCACTTATTTAACAAACGCCGGAGTCACTTGGCTATACAACAAAGATAAAACAAAAAACCTACCGCGCTGGGATTCCATGCGCGAAGGTGCTGAGTTTTTTAAGAAACTGTTAAACGCCCCAATTGCAAAAATAGCGGTAGAAAATCCAATCATGCACAAATACGCAAAAGAAATTATCGGGGTTAATCAAAATCAAGTCGTACAGCCATATATGTTCGGACACCAAGAACGAAAAGCAACCTGCCTGTGGCTTAAAAATCTGCCGGAGCTAAAAGAAACAAATAACGTAAAAGAAAAAATGAAATCGCTTCCAAAGAACCAACAACAACGACTGCATTATCTACCGCCGTCCGAGGACCGTTGGAAGCTCAGATCATTAACTTATCAGGGCATTGCTAACGCAATGGCCGCACAGTGGGGTTAACATGACAGACGACGAAATGTACGACAAACTAAGCGAAAAGCTTCAAAAAGTTCCACTCGAACACGCACTCGCCTGCGAAATAATGGAACGAATACAAGACACGGGGAAACTTCACGGCGAAATAAAAAAACTTTGGGGCGCACTCATGGTCTTGGGGATTTTAATTGCCCTGCTAGCTGCCATCGGTTGCGCTAGCCCAGAAGTCAACAAATGCACCTACATTTGTCCCAAGGGAAATCCGCCAAACGATTGCTACTGCCTTGAAGATGAAATAAAGCGGGAAGCAAGTTCTATACACCACTAGCGGCGAAGCTTCTTGCGAAGCTCGTCTTGTGAATAAACGAAATCCACGTAGATCATCGTGTTCCTAAGATCACGGTGTCCAAGAATCGTTTGAACAAGCTTAACGTCTTTTGTCTCGCGATAAAGTTTCACGGCGCACGTGTGGCGCAGACAGTGAAACGTCTTGACCTTCTTGCCGCCCGCTTTTCTGGGCGCAAAATCTTCCCATATTTGGTGAAGTCGGTGATATGAAATATCAAACATCGACTCCCCAGGTAACTCTTTAAGCGCCTTAAATAACTTCGGCGTGAGCGGAATCTCCCGGTCACTCGAACCTTTCAGCCCATGCACTTTCACCGAACCCTTGCCCTTCCTAACAACTAAATCTTTTTTCTTGATGTTAAGAAGCTCTGAAGCTCGGGCCCCAGTTTCAAGGGCTAATTGAATCAGGATTTTATTTCTACTTATTGGTTCCGAGCGCACTTCTTTTTCAAGCGCATCAAACTCGTCCTCATCTAAAAATTTATCAAAACTTAATGGATTCATTGTGTCCAGTCCTCATCTATATAAGTCGGAAATTCATACCCCAGCGGGATTTTTTTACTTTTACTATCACCTACCACACGTCTTATCACGGTTTCAACCTCTGGGTTTATCATTATCGCAATGTCCACCCGAATCTTCTGAAATAAATCCCGTATCGTTTCACGCTGCCGAACATAATGCTTATGCGCCCCACTCGGCGGATAAAACACTTCAATGAAATCACACTCCCAAGACGTATGCCAACTAATCTCGACAATAATTTCGTTCTGGAACTTATACCGCTTCCTTAAATCAGTAAACTGACGCGGGTGCCTAGTGGGATACAGCTTGCTCATGCAATTCCTCAACCGTTAAACCCTCTCGGCGGGCTTCCATAATTATCGTGTCCACGTGTTTCCTTTTAATCATAGTGAAATCCCTAAATGTCCAATCGGTGTTGTAAAATTCAAAATACACCCAGTCCTCAATCGAATCCGTTATTGTCCAGTAACCAACCGAATTATCTTTCGGGTGCGTAACTTTATATTTTGTTTTGTATTTTGTTTTCATTTTTCCCCCTTTAGTATTTGTTCAACTTCCGCGATACACGCATTCAACGTGTCCGCCTTCGCTTGGTCCTCGTAAACTGAATATATTGTCGCATCTTCCTGACGTAGTTCCCCAGACTTCAACTTGTTCCATGTTGTAGTCGACCGCTTTTCGAGGAACTTGGCGGTTTTCTTCCAAAGCTCTAATGTTTCTGTGAATCCGTGCATCCGGGGCTCCCTTAAGGTTACAACTAAAGAGTACCTTAAGTTTACACCAAACACAATACTGTGCGTCATTTTGGTACTTTATTCAAAAGTCGCAAGCGGGCGGGTAGACAGTAAAATATAAAGTCCCGTTGGCCCCCTACCCCCCATCAAATAAAAAGTGAATTTTTAGGAAAACTTTTCAGGAATTCGCAGGAATTTAAGCCCTGAATTCGCAATGCTTCGCCATTCCCTTGACCAAGGCCTTGAATTGTCTAATGAATGGCCTTAAGGATTCACGCGAAAACTTAAGCCCGCCAAGGTGGGCAGGGCGCGGGCGCGTGGGTGGGCGCGGGCGCGTGGGGCCCCACGCCTGCGCGTCGACGCTCGGGGCGCCAAGGAAAATAAATGCTTAAGTTTTCACCCAAGGCTTAAGTTTTCCAGTGATTCCACCGAATAGATAAATGGCTAGGGAATTCACCCAAGCCAAGCGCCAAGTCAAGGCCTGGTATTGACGGGGGAATTATGAGACCAAGCGAATTAAAGGCAGTGATCACAGCACGATTCAAGGCGGGAATTAAGCGCCCACTCCACGTAGAGTCAAGTCCGGGCGTGGGGAAAACCCAAATTGCCGCCCAAGTTGCCAAGGAATTGGGCGTGGAATTCTTGGCTATTCACGCGCCGCTTTTACAGCCCGAGGATTATGGGTTCCCAGTGATCACTAGCGACCGGGCGTCGGTCGATTTTGTGGTATCAAAATCAAAATTTCCAATTGAATCAGCGTCATGCGGGGAATTCGGGATTTTCTTAATCGACGAATTGTCCCAAGCTGATAATTCAGCACAAAAGATTCTAGCGAATCTGATTCAAGAAAGGGAAATCCATGGGCAGAAATTAAAACCAGGGTGGCTTGTGATCACCACGGGGAATAGACTAACCGACCGAGCGGGGGCCAATAGGCTTTTGAGTCATCTTAAGGATA